GGCATCGACGTAGCCGGTCTGGATAAAGACGCCGGTCATCGGCTGGCCGTTGGCGTCAACCCCCACACCCTGCTGTATCAGCAACCCGGCGAGGTCGATCGACAACGGTTGGCCTGGACGGTTCTGATCGGTCCATGCGGTGCGCGCCATCAGACTTGGAACATTGCCGTCTGCCAGGCTGTAAGCCCACAAATTCTCCATGTAATTGAAGCTCACGAACGAGTCGATCTCTCCTGACCCGCCGGCCGAGGGGAAGAACCAGTAGACCTCGTTATGATGCTGGTTGGCGCCGGCAATCACCTTGGCTTCTTGCGCCGTGTTTATATTCTCGAAGAACTTGTCCCACACGGTGCAGGGGATCGGGGCAACGCCTGAGGATGAAAGCGTGAAGAACCCATGATCGGATGCCCAGTAGATCGTGCTGCCGACCGCAACGACCGCATTCTGTGAGAGCAATCCGGTGTTGGCGCCGATGATAGTGAAGCCAAAAACCAGCGGAAACCCTTCATACTGCATCGCCCATATATCAAGGTCGGTCCAGAGGAACTGCCCCAGGGCGCATGAAATCCCCCCCACGACCCGGCTGCCGCGCGACAAACGGAAGGATCCCGCCTGGTTTGTCGTGCTCGCGGTCCAGTCGGTGATGTCCTGTACGTCGCACCAGCGGATCAACAGCGGATCGGCATTTCCACCTCCAACCGGAGTACACCCGAATGCAACAACGATTTCCTCCGGCATGGCGACGAAGCCGCCCTGATTGACCGCAGGCGCATTCATTTCGATCGTCGCCAAATTCGGCGGGATCGTCGGGCTCCAGATGTATAAAGGCCCCCCGGCCGGGAAGGCGACGAGATCCTGCCCGAAATTATCGAGCGACCAGATCATCGGCGAATATCGTTGCTCCGGAACCGAACTTGCAAAGCCGCCGGGCCACCCTACCGGCGTGATGTTGTAAAGGGCGTTCTCGGTCTGGGAATACACATAAAGCTGCGAATTGGTGCCGATCGCCAGCCAGGAATCGTCTGTGAGATCAGTCCAGAAGTGGAGCGTCCGGGCGACGCCGCTTACGGCCTGGGGTATTATTTGTGCCCACCCAAGGAATTTTTCTACGCAGCCCTCACGAAATCGGCACAAATTTACATCCACAAACCCACCCCTCATAGTTGTGGGCGAGCGCATCGTATCCACCCCAGGTGCAAAGCTTAATCTTTGCATCATGAGACCGCTCCAAAATGCTTCATGCCATCGACACGCGCACTAACGTCCCTGCGGCAGACCTGCCGCTCCAGGAGGCGGCGGACTAAAGCCCATCGTCGAAGGGTTGGGCGGATATGAACTCCAGCCCGAGACGCCGGCACGTTTCCTCAATTCTTCGACCGAGGCACCTCCAATAAGGTCATCGAGGTGCGCCTTCCATGAAACTGCCATAGCTGGGTCGTCCGAGACACTCGACCACAACCTCTGATATGCGGTTGAAATTAACATGACAGCCGCAAGTAGCAGATGCGGCATGTAGGTCGAGAGGAACGTCGTCGCCTGGGGGTTGGCGGCTATGCCTGTCTGGGGATTGAAGCCGGCCTCGATATCGAACCGTACCGGCCGGAAAGTGCCCCGAAACTCCGCGACGTATTGATTATCCGGCGTCGGGCGGATGACCACCGCGCTCGGCAATGATTGAACGCCAGCGACCGGGTTGGGCGGCGGGTTGATTACGCCTAACTCCTGCTCGCTGTAGATCGCCCAATAGTTGGTATCGTTGAGTGGATCGGGCGGCGCGACCTGGCTTTCTTGCGGCCAGGTGAAATCGATGAATTGCCGCGTCGAGCGCTGGAACGGGATACGCTGCGCTCCAGGGACTTCGGGCTGCGCATTGGCCGGAATGATCAAAGCGAAGTCCTCGACCACGATAAAGGCAGAGGGGATCGCGATCGACCGTGAGCCGGCCATCGTGGTTTGCGAGCGGTCGGTCGTCCGGCTCGCCAAAAAATCCAGCCGGGGATGCTGGAACAGGTAAAGCTCGGCATCGTCGAGCATTCGCGGCAAAATGAGGTTGTAGTTCGCCGTGCCGGAGGGGTCCTGTATCTCCAGCATCGTGTAGAGCGCACTCGTGAAATCTGCCCAGTTCATCGGCGAAGCTCACCGATGGGCGGTCTTGAGATGGGCGATCTCGCGCTTCATGCTCCGCAACTGATCACGCATTTCCTGCCGATCGGAAACCAAGTAGGCGATGACGCAGCGCTCGTCATAGTTCTTGATCTTGCCGTCCTCGTAGATGCCGCAGCGCGGGTCCATCTTCGCCACATCATCGGCTAGGAGACCGACGTGCTCATGGGCGTCGTAGGCTTTCTTGTCCTTGTAGTTAAAGGCAACCGGATGGAGCGCATTGAGTGCTGCGGATGCGTCCTGTGGCGTCAGCAGCCTCTCGACATTCTTGAACCTCTTGGCCGAAGTTCCACAAGCCGTAGTGTCAAAAGTGACGCCTGCGCTGGAGGTGTTGATGCAGAGGTAAGCCTGGGATGTGCTATTCGGAATGCCCACCAGCAAGAAGTTCGCGCCGTTGAAGGTAAAGTTAGTCGCAACGGTGGGACTATTTATGGTGGGACTATTGATGACGGAGGAATCGATGGTGGCGCTGGTGATCGTGCCCCCATTGATCGCGGCAGTGCCGATCGTCCCGGCAGAGATGGTGGCGCTGCTGATCGTGCCGCCAGTGATCGCCGGGGTGGTGATATTTGGCGATGCAAGCGTCCCCACCGTGGTCAGCGACGACGTGACGATGCCGGGCGCCAGTACCGTGCCCGTCAGTTGGGTTCCGTTAACCTGGTATGGCGTGACTAGGACACCAGCGGCGATGGCGGGGGTCGAATTCGTCGCCAGCGTGCCGAGCAACGCCGAGTAGGTATAGAACTGCGGTAAATGCGAACCTTGATAGATCGTCGGGCACGATACCGCGCAATTGTATCCAAGGATCGACGTGGTGTTGAGCGAGATGCTGTAGATCGCGTAAAGGGCCAGGGTGCCAGAGGTCGGGATCGCCCCGATGTCCATGCCTCCGGCACCGGTCGTCGCGCCGTTGAAGGTTTGGTTGTAGGCGCCGAGCACATGCGTAAAGCCGGTAAGCGAGGTGGCGGTGACGATGCTGTCCGCCGTGACCTGTATTGATGTGTTGGGCGCGACGAGCGACGCCGCGAGAGCGGTCGACGACCCGACCGCGCCTTCCGTTGGGAGTTGGGTGCTGAGGACGGTGCCGCCTATCTGGTCGAATTGGTAATCGTTACTTATCGGAACGACCGCGCCAGTGCGCCCATTCCAACTGGTAACCCCGCTGAACGACCCCGCAGGCTGCACGAAGTAGAGTTGCCAGGCTCCGCCCCCGAGATACGCAAGGAACCATACGTCCCTTTGCAAGGGCGTGAGGCTCGTCGCGCCGGGGAGGATCAGCGTCGAGGCATTGTAGGTGACCGTGGGCGGTGGTGTGCCGACCCAGTTGACAATCTTGGTCTGACCGACCTTGCAACTCGACCCAAACGAGGTGATCGTCGTTCCGCCACTCACATTGACGATGAACGACGGATTCCCGGCGCAAATGTCCGTTGTCGAACTCGATGCGATGGTCGGGACCGTACCCCCTCCGACCGGCGGCACCCACAGGTGGTTGGTCGTGTCGAACGAGGCCGCAGTGACCCAGGCACTCCCGTCCCAGTAGTTGAAGGCCGGCGGCGTGGCCGAGGTATCCCAACACGGTTCGTACTTGAACGGGGTGTTGAAAGGCGACGGCAGGGCCGCGAAGAACGCCGGACACCCGGATGAGGCTTGGACGGGCTGACCGAGCCGAGTACTCGGGGTCTGAACCGTCTGGCAATTGGTCGGAGGGTTATTAAGGCATCCCGTGGTCGAGTTCGTCGACTGGTCCAGCGGCACGTAATCAGGTGTCGAGCCGACCGGCTGGTTTGCCGGGCCGAACCCGCTGAACGTCGAGGCCGCCCACGCAACCGGGATCGCAAACAGCGCCGCTGCGATCAGTCCTATCCAAAGACGCCGCATGAACCCGATCCCCCGCCGTTCTCAGAGTGCCTTCCAAGCGGGGTCATTGTACGGGAAAGTTTTGTGTATCGGAAGCGCGCTATTCGTCAGGCAGCGGGGCACTTGGCGCCAAACCTTTCAGATTATCCCGCTATTTTCAACCGTTCAAAATTGTCGTTCGCGGGTTCCAGCGCCGGTTCCAGCGCGCCCATGATCTCCTGTATCTCGATCGCGCTCGGAATGGTGGAAGAGCCAAACGTCGTCCCATAAGAGCCGCCAGAGATTACATAGACGTAATAGGTCGTGGAACTGGTCGTTCCCGGCGCGTCGTAGGCTATCATCGGCGGTGTGCAGGTTACCACGTTCGCACTCGAACAAATCCCCTTGTTCCCAATCAACGTCGGACTAGTACCTCGGCTTATCTGTGCATACGCTACCTGCGAGCCTGCACCGTTACCCAGCGGACCTGCCGCCGCCACCCGAACCAAGTTAATCGTGGACGTTGGCGTTATGGGTACGAATAGGCTCGTCTGCGCGGGCGTCGTGGAAGACGCGTTCGTCGAGCTCGAATTCGTCGCGTACCCACGCTGCACGGTCTCGCCCGGCTTGGCGATGCCCTGCCCCATCATCTGAATCTCGGTCGGACTCGCCGACCATTGACCAGCAGTGGTAAGTCCTGCGTTGTAATTCATAAAGCCAATAATTCGGATGGCATTACCCGCACAATTGACCGTGCACGGATTGTATAATGTTCCGGCGCTCGTAGCAGAATTGCAGGATACGCAAGATGTTGGAGATTGGAGAACGCTCTCGGATAATGGGAAAATCTGCGTAGATGTCGATTGGACGGATACCGTAAGCCACGCGGCCCCGGTGTTCCAGACGAGCGACGCCCAGACGCGGAACGGAACCCCGCTCGTGGTGCCGAGCGTCGATCCGGAGTCGAGGGTGATTGAGCGCGACGAGGTAATCGAAACTATCGTCAACGCACCGTTGGTCGCCGTGAGGCTTCGAAATCCCACGACGCAAGCATCGGACGAGGATAGAGTATTACCAGACGCGTCATTAAGCGTATAGGTGACGTTGTTGCTTGAATGAGCCTCGGAGATGGAACAATTGGAAAGCGTCGAGAGGTTGCCGGTCCCAGCAACCACGGCGTTCGAGACAAATGCGTCAGTCGCGACATTTGTGCTACTGTCGCCAGCCGTCTGTGTCGTCGCTGTGGTGTTGTTCGCCAACGCGGTCGAGACAGATGGTGTGCCTGATGCAAATTGCGGGATGCCCGTCGCGGCCGAATTATTTGCCCCAAGACCTCCTCGCGCCGGAGACAGGGTGCCAGTCCACCCAAGGGTTAAAGATGCACTATTAAGCAGAGCTATTGAAGGTGCACCCCCAAGACTAAGCGTGACATTAGTATCGTTTACCCCAGTCAATGCCCCGGGGGCAACTTGGCCTACATTACCGCTTGAGGTGACCTGAAGAAAATTACCCGTCGCAGTCATGTTACCGATGGTCAGCGCACCGCCCGTTGCCAGGTTACCGCCCACCGTGATCGTGTTTGAACCATTGTTTGCGCCCGTACCGCCAATCGTGGGTGGGACAACCGTCGTGCCGAAAAGCGTGTCAGCGCATGTCCCCGTAATAACCCCGAGAAGAGCGGCGCAACTGCCGGACGGAGCATTATTGATGAAACTGCTGTAGGGAACCCCATACGTTACCCCCCCAGAAACCATCGGCACCAGCCCACCCGGAGGCGGCACAGTAAGCCCAGGCGCGTTCTCGATGAATGCAGGAAAGGTCGTCTGCTGCGCATCGGCAAGACCGCTGAACAACGTCGCGGCGAGCAGCGACAATCCTAGCCATGCTCGTTTCATCGCGCCCATCCTCTGCTACACTACGATGGGGATGCCGTCATCCGTGGTCAGCGGACTCCCCGAATCCGTCGTCAGCTCATCCTGCAACGGAGCTATCCCGACCGGCCCGACTACGCCACCCTGATTCTGCTGTGCGTAGAATGTTGGCGAGGGACGCCGTGGCGGGACCGGGTCTGGCCCCACACGTATTACGCGCAATTGCTCGGCCGGGACATCGAGACATGTGCGGCGACACACCTGAATTTGCAGGTTGACCAAGCTTGGGCCACGCCATTCCCACTGCCATTCGAGATCACTCAACCTGTAGTAGAATCCACACCTCATGCAAAGGCCGGTCGGCTCAGGCTGACGCGCGCTAGTTGGCGCATGTTGGTTAGTGGGGTATCTAGTCGCCATGGCTGGCTACCTTACCTGAAATAACTTCCAAAGGCCGGAACGATTCGACTCGTGACATGCTCGATATCTGAGGTCGAGGCCAGTTGCCAAGCCTTCTCGGCCGCGGCGACTTTCGCCTCCCACTGATCGGGCCGGTATATTTCCGCAAGGGCCGCGCAGAGGAAGGCGGTGATCGCCGGCCACATGCGCTTGGGAGAATCCAGGATCTGCCCGCCCTGTGGATTGGCATCCTGTATTTGTCTCATCCTGTAGCCGAAGAACCCATAATATTGTAGCCCTGGATTGGGTATGCCGGGCGTGGCAGGCTGGGCTGCGGGAGCTACGGGGGCGACCGGGTAGATACTAAAGTTGGGAGGAACGACACGGTTGAGCCAGTACGATGTCGGGCGCCCCGGAACGTCCTTGACCCCGATATCGACATAGTCCGTTCGGGACAGCGGGAACAGGGGAACATCCTCGAACTGGACATTCGGCGCCTGTCCGGCCACCGGGATCTGGCCGTTGTTCATAAACTGCATGGCGGTCGAGGTCGCCGTGCCGCCTGGCTGGAACGAGAACTGATAGCTGCTCGCGACCGCCGTTACCGTGACCGTGCTGCCAGCGGCCAACGTAAATCCACCGAAAGAGACCGCGATCGGGATCTGAAAGGTACTTCCCACCGACAACCCATGGCCCGGCAGGATGCAGCTTGCGACGGGTGATGAAGCATTCGTGAAGAAGAGCGGCGTCCCGCCCTGGCCGATTTGCGTTTCGAGCGCCACTGACGGTGCGAGGAATTGCAGATTGTTGGCGTCGATCACGGCGCTGACCATGCTGAAGCCCGAGATCGCCAGGCCGCCAATCGAGATCGGGCAACCCCAAAAGAGCGGATTCCCCGTAACCTGACCATGGTTCGGCCAATACATCGAGATCGTCGCACTCCCGGCTATCGATGAGAACACCGTCGATGGCGGCTGCACGATCATCGGATCGCCGTAGGGCAAGGACACCAACGGATTGCCGGGCGGCCCGATCGGCATCAGCACATTGCCGATGTTGAGCGCGGTCGTGTTCGGCGTGAACGTGCGGATGAAGCAATCGAGCAAATCGACCGTGTTGGCTGGGAGCGGAAAGACGATCTGACCCGGCGTCAGCGGGATTTGCAGTAAATCCACTTGGGCCAGATTAATTCCGCGATTTCCGCTCAGATCCTCCAGCACCAAGTTCAGGCAAATGCGCGCATCCGTCAGGTGCATGATAGACATCTGCGGCGGGAAAACCTGGATGCGACTATAGGCGTTGCGCACCAACGTTGATATGTCTGGCGAATATTTGTACGTTCCTGAACTAGTTGGCATCGGGGAAGACATTGTTAATCGTCCACATACGCAAAACGCAGACCAGAGAGCGATGTGCCACCGTTGCAGGCTAAGCGGCCAGGAGTTTTTTCATGAAGGCCATAATGCTTGGCTGCCTCTGCTGAGTGCGAAAAAACCATTTGATCATTTAGGCACACGATCTTCTTTCGCCGAGCGCGAGCGGCACGACGCATATTTTCCCTGAATATATCCAGTGTTTCCTCAGGAATCGGCGATCGCGGTTTCCCAGTTTTTGCAGTGCTTATGCGGAGTCTAGTTTCTTCTGATCGAGTTCCTCCAGTCCACGGCGGTCGTCCTACCGTGCCGCGTTCCCGTTTCGTCGCTGCTGCCTTTAGACCAGATCCTGGCGATTTTTTGCCAAGCCGGCGCTGTTGACCCATGCCGAGTTCAGAGAGGCGTTTACGGGTTTCCGGCGTGTGAGTCTTGCCGAGAAATGTTCCTATCATTCCCTTATGCGAGTCCGAAAGTCTTTTTAATTGAGCCGGGCTGAGCTTATGACCAGCATGACTTTCTCCGCCCGTACTCCGATTATACGAAGGTTTGAATTTTGCTATGAACCATATCTCAAACTCTTTGGCTTGCTCCTTTGAGGTGCACTCAGCCAAAATATCAAAGCGAAAATTCGCTATCCCATATTTCCTTATTGCATTGTATAGGGGCGACTTCTCTCCCCGCGCCGCACTTGCCTTATGTTGGCACCACCGATGCTGGCCACCCTTCGTCGTAAGCCCGATATAGGACTTCTGATTAAGAAGATTGGTTATCTCATAGATGACGATGTTCGCGGTGCTGCTCATACTTTTTACCCCCCGATTCTCTATCGAGAGATTATCACACCCCGGCGCGTACTTATAAGTGCCGCTGGGTACTCCGGCGATCATTGGAGAGGCCATATCAGCCTTCCCCTTACCGAGCGGAAATGATTTTCGCTGTGGAGATGACGCGCCGTTCCATGTGGAACGGCTGCGCTAGTCCTCGCTGAGTTGCATGCCAGGGAATTTTGCATGTACCTTCCGCCGGATGGTTGCCTGCTCGGCTGGCGAGGCATTGTGCTTGGCCCGAGCGAGCGCTGACTTAGCGTGTCCCGCATCTGGAATTGGGTACGATCCGGAACCGGCACCCTTCGGACCCTCTCCCTTCCCTGGTAAAGCAAACCCCGACTTAGGCATGTGCTGCCGCTCGCCAGCGGTGAGACGGCCCCCAGCTGCCCGTTGTGGCGCGCTGAGATCGCTGGTCGATCCCTTCATGATGGCGTCCCTGGTCGGCTCATCAATCATCAGCCGAGGCTGAACCGTGCCAAAATCCCTCCTAGCGCGTTCGATTGATGAATCAGATACCGGGAGCGGCGTTGATATCGATCCCCCATCGTCACGATGCGAGCGACCGCCTGCCTGACGCGGGCGCCGATCCAGCCGATGCGGTGCCTTCCCACCTTCCGCCACACCGCCACGCCGCTTTCTCTTGCGACCGCCGCGCGACATGCCGACACCATGCTCGACCTCATCCGGATCACCGTCCGGATCGTGGTGCTCGGTGTTTGCCTTTGGCTCGTGCTCGGTCATGTGGCCTCCGAACTGCGGCCCAGCTAAGCCGGGCCGCAGCAAGTCAGGGATGGACGCCCGCGAGACAGCTATTTCGTGCCCCGAGAGTCCTTGGTCACGGACTCAAAGCCGCTGCCGGCCAGCGTATTCTCAGGAGCCTGCATTTTTGAGGCGCTACTATAAGGATTGTGGCCTTCCGTGCGTCCCCCAGCGGCCCGGCGCGGTCGACGATCGAGCCGGTGCATGGACTTCTCGCCTTCGGCGTGGCCGCCCTCGCGCAGCTTCTTCTTCTTTTTGGCCTTGCCGCCTTCGGAGAAGCCGGGCTCTTCGTCCTCGGCCGAGCGCATCGCTGCGGAGCCTTGGGCGTTGTAGACCTGCACCTTGCCGTCGCGCTCCTTCTTCGGCTCGTAATCATCGTCGTCGTCGAGCTTGCCACCCTCGGCGTGGCGCGGGTGTCCATCTCCCGGGTGGGGGCCGCGGTTGTGCATCATGTGGCCGCCGGACGCCATGCGGTGATCTCCATGAGTGGGGTGCATCTTGCCGGCCTTGCCGCCCTTCGCATGATCGGGATGGCCGCCGTCGATCGACTGGTTCATCAGCATCCCGCCATCGGCGCGGTGCTCATGTTCCTCGCGCTCTTCGCGTTCCTCGTGCCGTCCGCCGCGACGACGATGATCGTGCTCCTTGTGCTCCTCTTCGCGGCGTTCCTCGGCCTTGGTCTCGTGTTTTGCCATCGCGACATCCTCCTTCGGGCCAGGGATCACAACGATCCCCATCGCAGGCTAAGGCAGGGATTGTACGAGAAAAGTCTGTGTAAAGAAAGCTCCGCTTTTCACCGGCGAACCGGGGCTGTGCTAACGAAATTTCCGGGATGCCCGCGCGCTAGGCTAGCCCTGTATCGGGCCGCTTTGTCTCAGTATGATGGCCCGGTGACCGAGATGCTCTGCCGCAAGTTGCTCTGCACCTGGGCGCCAGTCCCCGTTACGGTCAAGCGAACCCCAGCGGCTTGGCGATCCACGACCGAATAGGCGTTGTTGTTCACTGCGGTCAGCCCGGGCCAGCCATTGACGATCGGCGGCGGTGCCGTTGCCGGCTGGCCGCCATAGATGTTCATCGGCAGCAACAGCGTGTCGTCGGTGTATTCGATGCTCGCGGTAACCGCCCCACCACCGCCCGTCACGAACTCGATATCGGCCGCGATGCCCGGAACAGGTAACCAGTAGTTCGGAAGCCACCACGGCGTGCTGCCAGTTGTGTTGGTTCCGAGGGTCACGTTCGCAGACCAGCCGCCGCCAGCGGGAAACGCCGAGATCAACTGCTTGTAGTCGTAGACGCTGGCAACCGTTCCTGCCCCGGCACCCGCAGGCACGATCAGCGTTTCACTGACCGGCAGGCCCGTATCGGTGAACCCGGCGATCGCCAGGGTCCGCTGCGCCGCCTCGTTGCCAAAGCTCAGAAGAATCCGGCGCTGCGTGTCCAGCACAGCTACGCCATTGACGACAGCCGCGCCGTTCAGCGTGAGTTTTGTTCCCGATACGGGCGTCTGCAACAGCGCTATCGCATTCGCCGATGCAGCGGCCAGCGTCTTCTTGAGTACGGCCGGGTTGGCCATGTTTCCTCCGCGCTACGCCGAGGATCAGGCAGGCAAAACGCCGAACATTCCCAAGCTCGGCGGTGACGAATTGAGACTTGAGAACCCGAGACGCTGGTAGCACGCGAGGAGCTTGACCCCGTCTGATGCGGACTGCGTCGCGTAAGTTCCGCGAGGTGAGCCGGTCAAATTGGTAGAGGGGGTAGTTGCGTCTGGTGCCGTGTACCCAGCGTTCGCGGAGATCAGGCCCTCGTTCCAATAGATCGTGGTGTCATGGAAGGCGGCACTGTGGAGCGGGAACTCAAAGATATCCGCCGTGCCGACCGAGACCGTGCCGGCGTTGGTGCCGCTCGGTACGACCGACGTGATCCATTTGAACGCTTTTTTGCTAGTAACGGTGAGACCGGCACCCGGCCCGACCATCAACTGGGTCTGGGGCCAACCATAGAGGTCATAGCCGGAAACGAGAAAATTGATCCCCGCTAGGTTCGTCGCCGAGGTCAGCGAAACGCACCGCCCCGCACCGACGCCATGCCACGCCTGGATCGCGCCAGAGGTTCCGAACCCATCCCATGTCGGGGCCGCATCGATCTGCAACGCACCGGCCGGGACGACGTTCCCGGTGTTGAGGACCGTAAAGCCGCCCGCTGGAACGAGCGTGATCCCAAGGCCCGCAGTGCCGTTGACCAATGCCAACTTGGTATTCAGCGTGGGCGCTTGAAGTGCTGCGATATTGGCGGTCGCGATCGCCGATGGCACGAACGCCATCGTGAGAGATTGGTTCGACAGAAATCCGAGCACCTGGTTAGGATATCCGCCATCAACAAGAGCCCCACCACCTTGCTTGTAGCGGTAGTAGGCGTCCTTGAGCATGACGGCGCCGTAATTGACGTTCGGCCCCGCATCCGGGTTGCTGGCCTGACCGGAAATGTACCCGGCCGGCGCTCCGGTAATGCCGGTCGTCGCCGTTGCCGAGCCAAGCGGCGGCTCCCAGCCTATGGTGACCGACGGCCCATCATCGGCGCGCACGATCTCGCAATACGCCCGGCGCTCGGCCCATGAAAGGTCGGCCCATGCCAGGAGGTCTCTCTTCATAATCATGCTTTCACCTCATGGCGTTCCGTGTGGAACAAGGACTGAATGGCGGCTTCGACCCGTGGCTTGAACAAAACCCGGAACGACCCGTCGTCGACCTCCTTGGCGCTGATGATATCCCGAGCAACGCCATCCGGTCGTGTCGGACTCGTGAGGTCAAGGACAATCCGCCCGTGGGTTGCGCGTAAATTGTACTCCACCTCCGGATGATCTCGCAGCATATGTGTGACGCCCGGATACAGAAGATCGCGAAGTTGTTCGGCCGGTGTCGTCATGCCGCCGCTTTCCTCTGGCGCAGCCGGCTATTCACATAGAGTGCCGGATCGCCGCTTTCAAAAGCATGCACGATCGCGACGGCTACTGCGGGTGGTAAACGAAAAGGCACCGCCAATCCTTCGGCATCGGTCGTCATGCGAGCCAGCATCATCACGGCCTCGACCTTTGCAGCATTCTCAGGCGACGACTCGCAATCTCCCGCATGGTTGCCGCAGCAAATCCAGTCATCCTCGGGAAGGCGAAAAATACCCTGAATATCCATTTTCATGCCGCGTCTTCCTTGTCCATCGCAGCGTGGCGCCCTAGATAGGCTGCCGCCGCTCGGAGACGAGAGTTAATCGTTCTCATAGGTGCGATTGTACGGGAAATTTTTGTGCATCGCTAGGGGGGAATAATCCTCTCGTCATCGCCCAGTTTGAGGCAGTTCCGATTGCGCTAGATCAAAAAGTGACGGCTCACCCGCGCCGGCCAGTACCATGCCGGCCGGATCGCGCACAACTCTTCCGGATATCTCTCGGAACCATAACTGTTTGCGGCCCATAAGATGCTCCTCCACTTTTCTAGCGGCGCGCGGACCATCGTGGTGCCAGCCAATGGGATGCGACAGCCGCTCGAATATCCAGCCAGATGCCTTCAATGAGACCCCCGTTTCTTCATTTAGGATGTAAGTCTGGATGCGGTTGAAGCCAAGCGCCTTGGCAGCATTAGCTGCTGCCCCGTAGAGAAACGAACAGGCATTGCGAGTTCCATCGGTACAGAGGCGCGTCACCTCAACCCAATCGTCTTGATGCTGCCCACCTACTGGTCGCCCGACGATAGCCACTCCTACCAATTGGCTGTTTTGAACGGCGCCGATGCTAAAGCGATGACCTTGAACACGAGAATGATGCCGATGCTGAGCGGCAACGAAGGCATTCGCTTCTTTGAGTTCAACATGCACGAGTTGTAACTTGCCATCGCTCATCGGTCAGTTGCCCGCAACCCGTTCTATGTAATCGGCTGCAGCGCGCAAAATCGCTGGATCATCATTGCAATGTCCGATCATGACATTGTGCCGCTGGCAGAGCAGCGCCCGGATCATGCCTGTGGCGTGGTCATGATCGACAGCTAGCCATTTGATTTTGCCATCCCGTTCGGCGGTCTCAGGTTGGCCACAGATGGCGCATAAGCCATTCTGGGCATCGTGCATCGCTAGATATTGAGCATGCGTGATGCCGAAGTCGCGCTTGAGATCGGACCGGCGCATGGCAGCGGCTTGGCGGACACGGCGCTCATCTTCTGGGATTGTCGGCGTAGCTCGCGTGCCATGCTCAAAATCGCCCTCTACGATATTGTCGAGCCGAAAATCAATTGTCCGCCCGTTCTTAAAATTCAATCTCTTCTCAGGCCACCTTCCATGAGTGTAAATCCACGCGAGGCGCTGCGCAGGATAATCCACACGATCGATGCGGATATACCAATGCATTGTACCATCGCTGGTCTTTTTGGGGCCACCCGCTACGTTGCCTGCTTTCACACCTTTACGAGAAACTTTCCAGCGAAACACTCCTGCGTCTGGACTGTACTCCAGCAGTCGTCGCAGAAGCTCAGCCGTCAACTCAGCTTGCTCTCCCGCTAAGTGGAGGTTTACGAAACGGTCCCTAGTGGGGATTGGAAGTGCCGGGTCTTCGTAGCATACCTGGGCGGGAGGCCAGACACCGTAGACATAAAGCCACGCCAGACGGCTAGCGGGATAGATACGGCCGTCTAAATTGAGTTGCCGATTGCCGTCACGCTTATCGAATGCACCGGCCGGACGTCCTGGCGACGCCTTCGACTTCGGAGCGCGCGGCGGCGGATTGCGCCACAACCATTCGCCCGTGTCTTGGTCGTAAGTATAGCGCTCACGAACTAAGTCGGCGTCGTCCATGCCCATCTCTCCATCGTCATATACTCCGACGATGTTAATAGGGCGGCGTTTCTTATGCAAGCACCATTAAGAGGAAATGCTTCTACAACCTACGATGTAGGGAACGATCCCCAAATCGACCGCGGGTTGACGTAGCCGATTCCGTAGCGCTGATAAGCGATAAGCATCAAATTTCCGGTGACAGGGTCAACTTGCATATCCAACTCGAAGGGCATGCGGTTGAAGGAGACGAGGCCCTTGATGGTGGAGGTCACGAACCAGTTGAGGGGCGAGGACAGGTAGTCCATGACCTGGTAGCCCTCGGACAGACCACCGCTCGAAATGAAGGCGGTGATGTCGTTGTTCGAGGTGCCAGGGCGTAAATCCGCGCGGCAGAGGCGATGGGCGGTGAACTGCTGGGCGATCGGCACCACCAGCTTCTTGCCCCGCGCCAAGAGCCGCAGCCCGGCCTGGTCCGGGAACACGCGGACCTGCTGGAGGGCGTATTCGATGCCGGCTTCGTTGAGGCCAACATCGGGCGACGGACGGTTGGCGTAGTAGCCGTTGTCGATCGGGTGCAGCGTGTTGCAGAGCGAAACGCCATCGCCGATGATTGACGTATTGTAGGTCGTGGCGGTGTTCAGAAGGTTGGCGTGGAGGATTTCCTCCGTCTGGTGGAAGGACTCTGCCAGACCCATGCTCATCGGGCCGAACTGGTCCTTGTAGAGGTTGTCGTCGAGGCTCTCACGGGTCATGGCGATGCCGAGACCCAGAGCGATGGCCTCGATGTTGTAGACGTATCGCTCGCCGGCCGCGTTGTCGAACACGGTCGCGCCGCCTTCCGCCTTTAACTGGGCGAGGCCGGCGTACCGCATCTCAGCCGCGCGCTCCAGCGCCATCTTGGAGTTCGACCGCGAGAAAATCTGCGGCCATTGGCGCTCGATTTGCGGGTATTTTCCCACGATTGCTACGAGACCAGGAAGAAGTAAATCACGGATTACAGCCCTGCTCACCGCCATCTCAAGCACTCCTTATGAAGAAGTCGCTAAGAAATTCCCTCTCGAATTTCTCGCGAGCATTGACAGCATCCTCGGCCGTATCATACTGCCCAAGATTTTTTAGTTTACCATTGAGCCTGATTATTGCGCGCCACTTCCCACTATCGGAGCGAAAACTGACGCCAGTGTGCCCACTTTTGTTATTCTTATTGAGGCGGCTGTTGTGCGCGTTCTGACCCTTCGTCACGTCGCGCAGGTTGTCCCAGCGATTATCCGATTTGATGCCATCGATGTGATCAATGACACCCTTCGGCCACTTACCGGTCATGTAGAGCCAAGCGAGGCGATGAGCGCGAAATTTGCGGCAGAGGATCGTGATATCGGAATACTCGCCCTCCTTATGATCCCCAGCACGGCTCCCGATCTTGATGCGCGGATTTGTCTTCTTGCTACGCCACGTAAAAAATCCGGAGACAGGATCGTAAGAGAGGATTTCAATCAGTTCCTCATGTGTGAGGAATGATTCGAAGTCACCGATAACGCCGCGCTTAGGAGCGGGTTTCTTCAGCGGTTCCAGCGGCTCTGGCGCGGGCACGGATCGCTCTGAAACGGCGCGTTGATGCTCGCCATAGTGGGCGATTTCAGCACCAGCGCGCGCCGCGGCCGCTTCTTCAATGGTATTGAACGTGCCAAGGAAGATGCGCTTGCCATCAACGCGAATTCGAGCGGCCCAGCCGCCATTCTGCCAGTAAACGCCGTTGACGCCCGTCTTGCTGTTCTTTGAGACACGCCGATTGTGCATGTTCTCTGTACGGCTCACCTCGCGGAGGTTGATCCAGCGATCATCTCCGGGATTGCCGTTTTTGTGGTCGATCAACTGGGTCGGCCAGCGCTTCTTCATATAGAGCCACGCCAAACGCGAGGCGAAGAAACTGCGGCCTAAGATTTTGATCCGCCGATAACCAGAGTTCGTATCGATGCATCCCGCGATGCGGCCGGGCCATTCGCGATTGCCTCGACGCACCCATCTAAACTCACCTCTGGCCGGATCGTAGGACAGCATTTCGGTCAGGGCTTCCCAGGTGAGGAAGCTCTCGAAATCTGTCGGATGGCCGGCGGGGTTGGTCATGTGGCTATGATCACGCGACCAGGTTGTTGAAGGTCACGTAGACCTGGTTGTATGGATTCGTCGGGTCTTGGCCAGGGAGCACGTAGAGACTCCCGCCCGGGCCGGTTGTCGGGACAGGCAGACGGTAGACCTTGAATGGCAAGGCGGCTCCGGCGCCGAGGGTGCCATCGTCGAGCGTAAAGCTCGACTGGTTGCCTGTGCCCACCGTCCGGCCGCCGGCGCCGATATTGAAGTTAGCGTTCGAGCCGACGTTTGCCTGCGTGACCGGGCCAAGCAGGCACTGGCAGAGGAACACGTCCGTCAGGTTGCCGTCATAGGCGATGAGGACATCGCCCGTGGCGTCGCCGGCTCCGGTCCACCAGTTCTGCCGCACGTGTTTTTGCTGCGAGATCGAGTTCCATTCGAACCATTCGGCCACCCCGCCGACCGACTCGCCGCCACCGACCTCAGCGGCTACGTCGAGATAGCCCACTGCCAGTGGCTTCAGGACATCGCCCTTGAATATCTTGTTCGTATTCGCGGACGCGATGAGACCTTGGCGGTTGCCGAAATTGGGCGGCGAACCGTCGATATTTCCGTTGAGCACGAACCCGAACGGTGAATTTGGGTTAGTAACCATTGCGGTGTATCTCCCCTCCGATACCTTCCGGGTTTACTCGTCCTCGTACCGTGCCGAGTCGGGCAGCGGCGCATGCTGGCGGTATTTGATTTCCGTGCCTCGGAAGGCGCGCGATGCCTGGCGCAGCCGGCGCATCTGGTTGTCGACCTGATCGCCGGCCAACGCATCCAGCTGCTTCTTCGCGCGTTGCGACAGTTCCTTGGGGCGCAGCACGAGCATCTGATCGTCAACGATGATCGCCGCGTCCGGCTTGATGTTTTCCAATAAGCCGGCGTCGATCATCGATTGGGGATATTCGACGCCGTATCCGGAGATCCGCTCGAAATCCTTCGCCGCGGCTGGCTGCCATCCGGCGCGGAAATACTGACCGACCTTGTCGTTCGGCGCCCCGGCGATCCGCGTCGGGAGCCACATCGCGTCCATGTCGGAGGGGATCTCGTCCGCGTCGAGATGGAATTTCTCGTGCGGCTCGGGCGGCGTGTAAATACGGGCCGAGCTACGCGCGGACTGGCGGGATGGCTGGCGTTCGCTGTGCAAGCCATCCGCTATCTGCGGGGTCGCGCCTCGACGCGCGTGAGGAACGGGGTTCATGTCGGACATCAATTGCACTCCGCCATCTACACGCCGTTGGCCCATTCCTCGCGCTTGCGATTGGCCATCGGCGAGGTGTTGAGTTTTGCGTAATAGGCGTAGATCGCGGCATCGCCGCCGTTCTGCACGTCTTCCGGGTAGTATTCGGACATCGCCAGGGCGGCCTCGGCCTGTTCCGGCGTCAGGCGCGACGTTGGGCGCTGGCCACCCGGAGCCTGTGGCGCGCGCCGTGATGGTGGTGCTGCCATCGTTGCTCTCGTCTGTTGCCGTGGCGCCGGTGCCGGCGCCGGGGTGGGTTGCTGATCTTCAATGACCACATCGGTCAGTTCCGCGGCGTCGGAATACGGATCATCGCCGCCATCGACATGATCAGGCGCCGCGGCGCTGGCGGTGGGACGTGGAGTGGAGGTCGGCGTGGGTTGCCGCATGTAGCCGGCATCGGCCAGGTGCTTGAAATATTCGTCCGAGAACCGGGCCAAGTTCTTCCCACTAGCGTTAATGGCCTCTTCATGCGCTGCATTGACCCGTTGGTTGAACCCGCGATCAGTCGCGTAGCGTGGGTTGTTGCGGATCCAGTCTTGTTCCTGCTTGGTGAAATTCGGATTCTGAGCCAGGAACCGTTCGACCGGATCGGCGGGTGCCGCGCTGGCCTGCTCGCGCTGCGATGCGTAGTAGCCCTTCGTCTGCGCCGCTTCCCGGCGGCGAGCCGCCGCGTCGGCCATCTTTTCCTGGACTTCGGCCACTTCCTCGAACTTGCCTTCGGCGCTCAACTCGGCAAGCTGCTTCTTGTATCCGACCATCTCCTGGTTGATCGCGGCGACCGTCTGATCGGCGGCGGATTCCTGGGCGGTGAGGCCGGCTACCGTGGCATGCGTCAGCTTCTGCGAAGCGCCGTTGACCTCGCCTTGCAACGAGTCGGCGCGATTGGATTCCGTGTCCGCCCGGCGGCGCTCGGAATCACGTTCCGCCATCAGGCGGTCGCGTTCGTCCATGAGCGCCTGAACCTGCTCTGGCGTCTGTGGCAAGATATCCATGTCATCGGCCATGTGTGCGGCTCCCTCACATCACCAGATCGGGCACATCGCTGAGGAAGCGGATGTAATCCCATTCGACGAACCGACAGATCGTCTCGCCGAGCGTCACGGTGACGCCATCGTTGATCTTCATGCCCACCCAATCGCCGACCTGGGGAGGCTCACCGCCGAACCAGCGGTCGTAGCCGGGGCTGCGCTCTTCGTTGCAGAGCGGGCCGAGCTTCAAGACGAGGCCGACCTTGCCTTGGAACTTGTCCTCGGTTTCGACAAGAAAAACCCCACCCGCCGTTTTCTGGCCGGAGCGGTCATAGATAGCGATGAGGACATCTTTGCCGACCGGCCGCAGCCGCGATCGCTCTAGGTCGGCTTCCAGCTTTTCAAGAATCTGGCTTCGCGCGTCATCCGCGCTAATCGCCATTCGTATCGTCGCTGTGCTGACAGGCACCGTTGATCCCCGATTTAACCACAGAAAAAATCGGTACTTTATCGCCGAGAACGACGTTCGGGGTCAAGCGAGTTTTAACGGGAGAATCTTGTGGATCGTAAAGAGGGGCTATTTTGCCCCTAAAAACGCCCTAGTAGTCGCCCATCGGGCGCTTTGCCTGTTCCTTGAATTTAGGCGCGTCCGGCAACCATACTTGGAACACTTCGTAGAGGCGCGCTATCGCGGCGTCGTAGCCGGCAAGCACACCCGTCAGGTAACGATACCCATTCGCCACGTTGTCTGCTGAGACCGTTCCGGCGATGATCCGCTCGGCGATCAGTTGCCGATCTTCCTGGAGAACGCGGAGCATCTTTTTGGCGTCATCCTCCATGATAATTACCCCATGAACCGCTTGATCGCCTCGTCCAGCGAGCGCGCTGGCATCATCTTCACTGGGGCAGGCTCGGAATCGGCTAGCGGGGTCGAGCGGTCTGGAATTATTTCGGGGGTAACGCCGGCCCGGTGTCCTGGATATCGCCCCTTGATGTGCTCGTTGTAGTATTTGCCGTGGCTCTCGGTATTCATCAAGCCAATATAGACCGCTGGCGGAACGCCGCCATGATGACTCCGAAGGCCCGAATGATATTCTATTGCGAGTTCGCCACGCTCGGCATCGTAGCCGATCGCCTTGAGCATCGAACTCTGGACAGAAATCATTTTCACTATGCCGCTTTCTCTGTTGCAGCACGCCACAACTTTTGTTGCGCCTCTTGCACCATGGCAGTCCACTTCGGTAAATGAACTGGTGCCGGATCACACACCTGTATCTGGCGGATTACCCCATCGTAGCCACGGCTCCACATTCGCCGATATCGACGCGGGCCATCAGGCGATAACAGACCTCCCTGAGTCCATTCGATCCAGCCGATGTCATCATTGCCGCCCTCAACGATATCTCGTGCATTGAAGTGCGTCTTAATGGTTTCGGAGATCTGCGTGGCCCGCGTTTTCATTTCCCTACCCTCCAACCTTCAGGCAATTTCCCTTGAAGTTCGGGCGCTAGCGGCAATCGATCCGGCGGCATCTCCGACGACCATCCCTCAACCAGGATCATCCGGCCCTCCGTCGTTACGCGAACCCACCGATAGCCGGCCAGTTCGAACTTTCGCATCAGGAGCCTCTGGGGGATTTCCATATCCCCGAAGAAGGGGCCGTACTGCCGGACGACCTCAGGCGGCGATGGCGTGATTCCCTGGCCCAATTGCCCTCTCCAATGCTTCGGCGTTGTCGATACGCACGAGGGCTTTTTGCATCAAATCCGTGGGCAAATCGACCTCAAAATAAGGCCGGGTCTCAATCCATCGGCGCGCTGCGGCCCGGACTTCCGGTGATTCCTCGGTCAGCCGGTCGCGCAGCCATTCGAAAAACTCACGAAACTGCGCGTCGACCTCCGAGCGCATTTGCACGAACCGGGTGTCCGGATCGTTTGCCCTTGGCTCATTCATCCGCGTGAACCTGCTCGATCAACTTCTGCTGCACGGCGATGACTTCCGGGCGATCTCCAAGGAGGCGCGCAATATGCGACGGATCGGCCGCCCATTTGGCTGCGAGTTCACGAACGGCCGGCGATTCTTTGGCAAGCTCTTCCCTGAGATCGCGGACCAGATCTTGGTACTTCCGGTAGAACTCGCCCGCGATCATCTGCAGTCGCATGAGCGGGTCGGTCGCGGCGTGCGTCAATGCCGTTTTGAACGCCTCTGCCCGAATGTCCGTGACCTCGCCCGCAGTCCCGTCTTCGGGCAGGTCGACCCGCATGTGATACCCGCCCATCATGGTGCTCTACGGGTTCAAACTTTTTCTGGTCTCTTCGCTGCGCCCAGCCTGAACCAACTCCAGTTCACGCCGAATCCAGACCTTAAATTCCTGGAAGGCGTCCTGGAATTCTTGCCCGAGCGCCGACATCGCCGGAGTCCTGGCGGCTTCCAAAGCCTCGTCTGCCGCTTTCAGCGCGTCCGCAGCGTCGGTTGCGGCCTTGTCGGCGTTGTCTCCGGCCGTCTTTGCCGCCGCCTCCGCGCTGTCAGCCGTGATCGACAGAGCGCTTGCGTCGACCGTGCCGTTGATCACCGCGCCATCGGCGGCGAGCCGGGCGTTCATGGCCGCAGTTGCGGTTGTCGCCGCTGTCTGGGCTGCCGAGTCATAGGCGGTTGCCGCTACGACGGCGACGGCCGCTAGCCCCGCCGCCTCGCTGATCGCCTTTGACCGCGCCGCGGCTGTGGTCGCCAGCGCAACTTTTGCATCCACATCGGGAGTGCCGGCGAGTTTTGCCGTATCGGCGGCGGTCGCCGTGGTCGTCGCTTCCGTCGCAGCAGCTTCCGCGGCGGAGGCGGCGCTGTTGGCAACATCGGTCACGGTTGCGAGAGCCGGGCCGGTGGTCGCTGCGATGGCGGTACGCGATACCGAGGCATTCGTCAGCGCGGCCATGCGTTCCGCGTCGACAACCGGCACGGTCTCGGCTGCGGCTTGGTTAGCGGCGATCTCCGCCTGGGTCTCTGGCGCCGGATAAGGTGCCGGCTCTTGCGCCGGGTAGGGCTCGGACGGCGGATAGGATATCGGCGTTGGGGTTTCGGGTACTGGCTCGACCTGTGCGACTTCGCCAGGGTACGGCGTCTGGGTGTCTGCGGTCATGTCATGTCCTTTCGGCGTTGTAAGAAGTCGTGGTTTGCGTTGATAGCCTCTATGGGACCCTGGGTCTTTCCCGCATTTGGCATGCTCGCCGCCTTGAGAAACTCCAGGCTTCCTCCGAGTTCATCCGCCTCGACAGAAACGCGCCGCTGCTCGTGATCCCAGTGCACAACCTCGCGTTCCGCTCTCACCATGTTTTGCCGAGCGTTTTCAGCGTGCCAGGCTTTAAGACGGTGTTCGCGGCGCAGAAGCATGATGGCGAGGCGATGCGGGCCTTCGATTTTATCGCAGGTCGGGAAAATATTGTCGGCGATCTCCTCGCGCCGCGCGCCACAGTCGAGGCAATTCCCCGTCATGGGGTCGAGATTGGTATGGACAGCGCGGTGATCAGACATCGATTACTTTCCCCACACAGAACTCAGCTATTCCACATGGAACGTGCGGCTAGTCGACCGGCAATCCCTGCCGAGCCGCCTTTTGGATGCGACCCTCACCGCCCCCAGCGCCGGCCGTCATCTCGCGCCGGCCATACTGATCGTTATCGCCGCCTTCGTGGCCAGCGCGACCGCCTTGGGCACGGCGGGTCCGTCCGCCCTCGCGATATTCGTCCTTGCCGTCCGCGAGGCGAGTTGCGGTATCCCCACCGCGTGCACGCCGGCCGCCGTGTTTTGCTGGCGCGCCTGGCATCCCGCCTTGTGGCGCACCTGGCGGCGCACCAGGCATCCCGCCCTGCATTCCCTGCGGATGAGCCTGTTGCCACGCCTGACGCTGCTGCGGGCTGAACTGCTGGCCCCCACCCATCTGGCCGCCGCCCATGCCGCCTTGGCCGCCCTGAGCGCGCATCGCCTGCATCTGCTGGATTTGCTGTGGCGTCGGAGGCTGACCACCGCCGGGCATTCCGCCGCCCATCCCGCCACCCGGAGCGCCCGGCCCCATCGGCGTGCCGCCGCCCATGTCGCGCTTGCTCCTGCCACCATGGGACTTCCGGCCATGAGACCGGCCACCATCCTTGTCGCCGATATCGTGGACCTGTGCCCTGAGTTTGCGGTCGTCGTCGTCGCCAGTGTTCGCTGCCGCGTCGTCGTCGCCCCAGTCTGTGCGACCGCCCTGCTTCGCCATCGGCCGGGGCGGCATCATGCCTCCCGGCGGCATTCCGGTTGGCGGCATTGTGCCACCGCCGGGCGGCGGCATCGGCCGTGGTGCCATCGGCGGACCGGCGCCCATCGGCGGCGCGGACGGTGGTGGAACTGGAGGCGCTGGCGGGCGGGCTGGCAATCCAAGACCGGGCGGCAAACCGGCCCCTGGCGTTCCCATTCCTCCAGCCATCGGGCCGCCTGGGCCTTGGCCTGGCGGATGCGGCTGGACGTTGATCTCAATGTTGGTCTTGGCCTTGCCGTGCTTGGAACCACCTCGTCCGCGTTGATCCAGACGCCGGGGAGCCATGCCACCATCGGCGAGTCCGCCGTCTCGCAGCCTGATCTTCGCCTTGCCGACCATCTTCTTGATGAGCGCCCTGTCTTCGGTCTCGTCGGGGTGTTTGCTAGTCATGTGAGAAAAGTCTTGGCGCCCGCCCTCAGCCATGGTGGGCTTGCCATAACCCGCACGCTCGATCAAGTTGGCGGCGCGTTCGCGGCCTTTGCCAATCGGTTGATACACGATGTGTCCCCTTCGCCGCTGTCGAGCGCTAGACTTAGAATAACACCAACGGCCTTTCGATGAAAGGTGGGGTTACGCGGCGGCTCTCTTGCGCTCCAGCGCGCGGATTGTCTCCCTGACTTCTGCCCGCCCCTGTAACTCGGCTTTGATCGAGGCATCAACAAAAATCCTGACAAAGAACGCCGGGATATCGTCAAACCGCTCGATCGCGGCCCTGTATAAGCCCGACTTCACCGCGTTGGAGGTGATTTGCGCGTTGGTCAGCGAGGTGATCCGGTTCGAAACGAAGTCTCCGACGCGGTTCGCTTCGTCCTTCGATTGCTCTTGAAGCCGAAGATCGGCGATTTCCGCCTTTGATCCCGGAGCAGGGCGCAGAATGGCGTCATCATGGGAGATCGCGGTCTGCACGACCGGGACATAACGCACGCGAGAGCGGCGGGAACGATAGCGCACGATGGATCACTCAAGCTGGATAATCAAACCCGGTCATGGGGCGCTGACCCATCCCCAACGCCGGTTGTGCCGGTTGTACCGCAGGTTGCGCCTTAAGTCTCTCATCGTGTTCACGGGCCAGTTGCGCTTGATTTTGCGACTGGGCCAATCTTTCGCGCTCTAGTTCTAGCTTCATTTGATCGCTTTTAGCATGAGCGGCCCGGTCGGCGGCCCTGTCAGCGGATTCCAGGGCGGCAGTATGTGCCCGGTCCTGACGTTCCTGCGCGTGATCCTGCATGTCAAGTTGGGTTTCTTGTATCTTCTGCTGGTTCTGGTCCTGCTGCTGCTGTGCCCTCTGCTGCACGGCCATTAGCTTCGTTGGATCGGTCGGCGGCGCTGGGGGAACCGCGGCGGCGGCGCGCGCCGCTAGCTGATCTGGAGTAAGTAGGACACTCTCTGGCGACGACACCCGGATCGTCTGCAACACCCGGTCATTGACCTCGCGCATGTCGTAAAGCTGCGAATTCTGCTGGGCGACCAGCATCAAGGCCCATGCCTGCATGATGCGGGCGACCTGCCCCGGAATGTCAGGATCGGAGGCGGGCACGAGGTTGAGGTCTTTGAACTCCGAAACCGTTTCCCAATTGCGCTTCGGGTCGCGGGCGAGTTTCGTCAGATCGGCCGGAAAGAGAACGAACAAATCCCTCAGCTTGCGAAGTTCTTCGCGTTGTGCGCGGTGATTGCGGCGATGGATCGACGCCATAACCTGGGTGGCAATCTCGATTTGGGCCATGATCGTTCCGACCGGAACATTCGTTCGGCCCTCGCCGGTCTCCAGCGTCACGGCGCCGCCGAGCCGCTGTGCGCCTTCCTCGATCATCTGCGCCAGTTGCATGAAGACGGCATCGATCGTCTTGTACGGCATCGGCATCAGGACTTCGCGGATGTCGGTTCCAAGTGGAACGTCGAGGTCGAGCCATTCTCCGGGGTGCGGCCCGAGTTCGTTCGTTGATGTCCGCGCGTTCTTGATCTTCACACCGCCGGGAAAGTTCGAGAACATCCCGGAATCTATCATCAGCCGCCAGATCGCCCGCAAAGCGCGCGTGTGGTTGCCGATGATCTGGAGGTAACCCCAGAAATGGAAGAAACCGATTGTCGGCACCAACCCATAGTGCACGTACATGTTTATCTTGCGGCAGAATTTGTCGTCGGGATCCCAATTCCGCATGAGTCCGATAACCTGCCGGGTGTTCTGCTCGACTGTGATCTTGTAAGGCAATGACGTGAGCCTCGCCTCATCTTCGTATTTGCCCTTAATCCCGTGATACGTCGCGTTTAGGTCTACATCGACTTCCCACAGAATGTAGGGCTGATCCTGCGGGCGCATTCCCATGGCGGCAACGCCCTCGGAGTTTTTGACCGCTGCCTGCCCTGGCGTCGGCATGGCCTGCGACCAGCCCAAATCAATGTCCTTGTACCGGCCGGCCAATTGCATGCGCTCCAGCATCGAGCGCGTCATTTGGATTTGATGGGTGACCCGCGTTGCGTTCTGAAGGTCGGTCGCTTCCTCCGAAACGATGAGGTCTAACAACGACACAGATTCCGACACCGGCCGTTCGCGCATCGGGCAGCGGTAGATTTTCTTGAAACCATTCCCGCAATAACCCTGGTGCATGATCATGCGGCTGGTATCGGGGTAATACTCGGTCGCGATCTCTGTCAGGAAATAATTGAAGTCGGATTCGAAATCCTGAGCTAGCTGATCTTCTTCCTGGATGACTTGGCCGATCGTCATCACCTTGGCCGGCCCTTCTGCCGGAAGCATCTCGGCCTCGGCCCCGGCGTGATATTTTATCATCGTCTCCATCAGGAGCGGATGACCGATGCGCGATATGGAACGGCCGGTAGAGGCCGGCGTAGAAATATCTTCGATGCGGGTGCCGAGAAGATCGATGCCTTTTTCGTACTGATCGATCAGGTCAGCGCGCGACGCGATATCGGTCAGGACGCCTTCGATAACCTCATCGGCGATGCTGGCGAGCACGCTGTCGTCGAGACGTTCGGCTAGGTTGTAGTGGAAGTCCTCGTCGTCGAGATTTTCTCTCTGCGGGAACGGCGCGACGATCGCAACCGAGCCATCGGCGTAGACCGAGACCTCTTCGCCGGTATCGGTCGTGACAACGACTGTTCCGTCGCCAATTCCACCGTTATCGCCATCCGGTGCGCCCCCGCCTTGGGGAAAGTCGATGATGTTGCTGTCGTCGGTCTCGTCGGCCATGTGACCCTGACCCCGTAATCAGGGGCCAGAGTAGCACAGAATTTTACTGTTGAACGGTTTTCGGCTCGGCTTCGGCTTCGGCGAGAACCAGAAGATGTTCCGTCGCCTCAGGAATCCGCCATCAAAGGCGCGGCGCGAAGGGGTATTTATAAACCGTTCTCATCTAGATCACCGAATAGCTGTGCATCGCAATGCTACCATCGGCCATGCCCGGCGCGTTCGCGAGATAAGCGGCACCGGTAACCTGCGGGCCATTCATCTGCCACACCGCGACCTCACCTCCAGGAGTCTGCCAGAGGATCGAATCGCGACCGCTGCCGTCGATGTCAGCCGCGCCTTTGATCGTCCAGCCCGGGGCCGGAACGCCAACCGAAGCGCCGTTGTCCGTGAGGTATTGAGCGCCGACGATCTGCGAGCCATCCATTTCCCAAAGGGCGAGCGCGCCGCTGTCCGTCTCCCATAGGAGATCATCCATGCCGTTCCCGGTGAAGTCGCCGGTCGTGATCATGTGCCAGTCGGGGCCGGGCGCGCCAACCTGTTTGCCTCCATCGGTCAGGTAGGCTGCGCTAGTGATCTGAAAGCCGTTCATCTCCCAGATCGCCAGCGCGCCGCTGTCGGTGCGCCATAGGATGCCGTCTTCGCCCGTGCCCGTGAAATCGCCCGCACCGATGATGTGCCAGGAGGGATCGGGCGCGCCGACGACGGAGCCGTTGAGCGTCGTATAACTCGCGGCGGTGACTTGCGTGCCGGACATCTCCCAGATTGCCGGGCTGCCGCCGCCGGTCTGCCATAGGATATCGTTGTCGCCCTGGCCGAAGAAGTCAGCGACGCCGAGGATCAGCCACCCCGGAGCCGGCACGCCGACGATCGAACCGCCGTCCGTCGTATAGGCGGCACCCGTAAGCTGCACGTCGCTCATTTCCCATATCGCGACCTGGCCGGCGCTCGTCTGCCACAGGATGTCATCGCTGCTGGCGTTGCCGCTGAAATCGCCTGTCGCGTCGGCGATCTTCCAGCCCGGCGGGGCGTTTGGCGCAGCGCCGTTGGCTACGTCGTAGCCGCCGTTGATGCCCCACACCGGCACCGTTCCGTCCGGCGTCGCGAACACAAGGTTAGCGTCGATGACCTTGGGCGTCCCGACAAGCCCCGGGACCGGGCCGATGTTGTAGCCCAACAGATTTAGCTCCACGAGGTCGAGTGGGGTGAGGGTCGTCTGGGTGGGATCGATGGAGAACGGGTCGCCGCCATCGGGGGCGAACTGCGTATCATCTGTCGTCGCGAAGTTAGCGAGGTCGGTCTTGCCGTCGTCCTCCGACATGTATGTGGCGAGCGTGGTCGACGAGCCGGCACCACCGAACAGGACGCCGGGTGCCGTGTAATCGAAAAGCGTCATCGGGCCGTTGCCCCACGTCAGCCGGCCAAGCGCATGGGTTAGCTCGTTGAGGGCCAGCGCTTCGAGATTAGGAGCGTCTGACTGGAAGCCGACATAACCGTCGACCGCGAGGTTTGGATCCATTCCGAGCGCCAGAGCTTGCGCGGGAGCGAGGAAAGTGCCGTCAGGCCCGGCGAATGATTGCGTGATGCCGCCGAGGCTGATGTCCGACGCGGGGATCGGCGTGCCGTCGTAGGTTCCGTAGCCTACGTCGATCGTCACCGTGATGGGGTTGAGGATCGCCGCGCCGAGCACGGCGGCAGCGGCGAGGATCGGGTCCTCAAACGAGGCCGGGGCGCCGGTGGCGAAGGTGAGATCGAGGATCAATGTAGGTGTCTCTACCGCGCAGTTCCGCTAACGTCTTGCCCACGAACTCACTAGCTTCTTGAGCTTCGTCGTGATGTTCGTAATGCGCGGTCGATATCGCCGCTTGCTAACGCCGCGAGACCAGAAGCAACGGCGCGATTAGCTTCCTCCAACGCGATTTGGATCGCGACTAATCGTGTTCGATTCTTGATGCGGTCGAGAATCAAGGCGATGCGTCCTGTAGTTTAAATTTATTAGACCTAAAGCGGTGAGTAATCGGCTTCGCGAAGCGTTTCCTTTGCGCATTTTGCGAAGCGGATCACAGCGTCGAGATAGTCATCCGCCTGCTGAAGTGCGCCGGCCCGCTCATATGAGCCCAGATCATCTGAGGCTGCCCGCACAAGACATTCCACAGCGTTATCCACATATTTACGAATGTCCTTCGTCCGATCGCAGGCGACGGTGAAAGCCCCGCCAATTCCGGTGCGATAAACTTTAGAAGGCAATTCTTTCATCTCACTCTCCTTAATAGCCATTTCTCCAAATGATTACCGGCAACACTTCCCAGCCGTATCGGTCGTCCAATCGGCATTTTCCGGCGCTCGCAGGTGTGCGGATTCCATCTCGGATATAATTGCACGGGCGGCGGCGATCAGGTCCGGAGCTTGAGTAATTGCGCGGCCGACGACAAGATAATCGGCGCCGGCTTGGAGCGCCTCAGACGCCGTTGCGACGTGGCTCAGATCATGATTGTCTCTAGTTTTCTCAATCTGGCCATACTTGTCAGGGAGTCTAATACCTGGACTGATGATCGTGGGACTTTTCTCATCAAGCCATTGACGAACATAACGCGCTATTACGTATGATCCGACCACACCATCACAGATCGACAGCGCGTATCGAAGCTTAGAACTAGAATAAGGAGTTCCATCGTCGGTCAGGTGCGTTACCGCTAGCACCTTACAACGTTCGTCCGCTGGTTTAGCGCGCATCGCCGCCTCCATGACGCTGGGCGTGGAGTGTACGGTAATGAAACGGACACCGAGATCGAAAGAACGACGAACGGTATTCGTAACCGTATCGCGTGTATCGTAGACCTTTCCATCGTAGAACAGATTGACGCCGTCCTCACGCATCATGTTTTCGATGAATATCATCCCGCTGTGCCGCAACAGCATTTGGGGGCCAACCTTGAACCAGCGTGCTGACGTCTCACGATGAAGTCGCAGGAACACAGAACCCATCTCGGCTGCATCGCCATCCAACGCGACAATTAGGCGATCAGCTAGGTTCATCATCGGCAAAACTCCCCGGCCGTATCGGTCGTCCAGTCGATCGGCGTCCACCGCCAGAAGTCCCGCGTGCAGGCCTGCGGATGCTCGGGTTGCGTGACCCAGGCCCAGCCGACCAGGACCAGCAGGAGGATCGCCAGGCGCAGGGGGCCGTTGGCTTCTCTCATGGTTATCAGGTTGTTACCCACGGCTACGACCTATAGCGACCCGGCCAATGAACTCGGCGTAGGCCGGCGGGATGGCTTCAGACATTTCGTTGCCGCTCATCCAATCAATCCCCATCGCCGCCGGGCCGCAATAGACGCCAACATCCCCGGTGATCGTAATGAAGCCGCCATTCGCCCAATGCTCGCGGCGGTTCTCGCCGCGGCGGTTCACCCGAACAAGGTGCTTAGGGTGCTCTGGCTGTTCTATCGGGAAGCTACATTCAAAATTGCGATGGCGGTAACTCCGCAGACCGAACATCGCGCCACAGAGCATGAGATCGCGGCGGATCGGCGCTTCCGGCACGTTTTCGATTACCCAAGGAAGGCCGCTCGCAATCAATCGCGCCCGGATCGGCTCTATCAGGTCCGGGTAATGCGACAAATCCTCTCTCGTATTCAGACGACAAAATTTCTGGCACGGCGGCGACGCCCAAATGAAGTTGCAGCCGTCGAGTGGGAAAACCAAGGCATCGGCTTGGTGAAACTGAAACGGGTAGCGAGGCTGCGGAGCGATATCGACGCCGACGACTTCGTAACCGGCTCGGCGCAATCCCTCCGACGCGCCGCCAGCACAGCAGAAAAGATCAAGCGCGATAGGCATCAACCCCTACCTCCCGTGCGCGACGACCGGATAGGCATGGTTACTCCTTCTCGCCGGTCGGCTGCGGGCTAAGGGCGCGGATAGCGGCGGCAACTACAGCGCCGTGGCGCATCAATCTCTCGGCAACTCCGGTTCGGTGTGAACCTGAATTGTAAGCGTAGGCTGCCCGCTCGGCTAACTCGCTATCATTATCCCGGTCACAAGCCTCCACAACTAGCTTCGCCGCCGTCTCCAGCGCTTCCCGGCGCACGTCGGCGAGGGCATTAGCGGCTTCCTTCCGCAGCATCCTGATCGCGTCGTCGAAGCGGTCGGTGACCGCCTCGACCTCCGCCAGCAGCGCGCGGCGGTCGGCTTCGATGGCGAGTCGGATGGTAATTGAGAGCGCATTATGATGAGCAGACTGGCGATTCGGATAAGTAAGTGCTGCCGTATCGTCGGCCCGCTCGCGCGGTGTCGGTATTGTCATCGGTGTTCCTCAGGCTCTGGTTTGCGGAACGCGACACTCAGGTCGAGACCGCCACTGTCGTCGAGCAGCTTCACGATGTCCGCGCCAGGGATGGGAGACTGCGCGGCGTGTACGAGGGGCGGCGAGTCCGCGTAGAAGTTGACGACTACGGTGGCGACGGGACGGGCGGTCACGGCTTCTGCTCCATATAGCCCATCGCCTGGAACGCGCCGAGTACGCGGTTCGCGGCATCGCGCGGTTCGAGCTTCGGGTTGATCCAAATGGTCGGAGGGTCTTCGCAGAGCACCATTACGTTCGTCATAGTGAAGCAGTTAGACACCACCCCTATCGACTGGCTGTGGGCGCTGCTTAAGTAGCCTTGCCCAGTAGTAAGCGGCAGATTATCCACAACCCACAGTTTAGCGTCCGCATGAGACAGACTGAGAAGCCCAATAGCGCCCCACCAAACCAAGCCGACGAAGAGGAGAGCGCCGACCCAGAAGATGATGAACGGCCAGTCACGACGCCTCATAGCCAGCGCCCCGTCTCGCAGAGCCGCCGAAAGGTCATCGCGACGGCTCCAAATACCCGCGCCCTTCGTCGGTTATCCTGACGATGCCGTTCTTGATTTGGATCATGCTTCTCCGGTTTACACATACAACCTCCAAATGTTGATTAGTCATGATGGCTGCTCATAGTCGGATGCTTCCAAGTTCCCTCATAAATCCCGGCATAGGTCGGGCCTTCGCCGTTGGTCCCGATTCCGAGCAGCGAACGGAAGGCGTTGAACGGGTAGAAGCGCCGGTTAAACCTGAAAGTGAACTCGTTCATGCCGCGATCCGCCGCTTGAGGGTAAGCGATACGAGCGCTTGGCTCACGCCGAGCGCTTCAGCTATCGCAGTCTGTGTCTCGCCGCGCGCTTTACGTTCCACCATTTCCGCGACCTTTTCGTCCGTAAGGATGCGCGGCGTGCTGCGTCGCTTGCCAACCATGTCAGCGGTATTGTCGGCTTTCGTTCCCTCAAATAGATGCGTGCGCCTCACGCAGAGTGGCGTATCACAATGATGCAGCGCGCACGGGTCAGGCCAGCGCCCTTCGGCGATATAGAAGGCGACGCGATGCGCCATCTCGGCTTTGGCCTGGATCTGAAAAGCTCCATAGCCGTCCTTGCGAATTGCGCCAGTCCACAACCAGCACGGTCCAAGCTCAGGCCGATGTGCCGGAAGAGGTCCGTCGAGGTTGATCCATCGGCGAAAGCGAATATCGATAGGTTGCGGTTTCGGTCCTGGCTTCGTCATGCCGAGCGCTTTCTTGAAAGTCTGCCATTGATCGCGGCCTTGGCGGACCATGCCGGCGCGCAGCTTGTGCAAAATCTGGAACGCGGTTTCGTATCGCGAGAGGCCAAGCTGGCGCTGGAATTGAACTGCGGACATCCCCGGCGTCATGCTGGAAACGAGGTAGGCCGCCCAAAACCAGACCGTCAGCGGCGCATGTGTGCGCTGCATCACGGTATCGACCGTCAGGGACGTTTGCTTGCGGCAGGCGCGGCACGTCAGAACGCTAGTCCGCGTCGCCATGCGAAACGGCTCGCCTTTTTCCTCGCAATGCGGACACACGAAACCTTTGGGCCACTTTGCGCCCTCCAGGTATCGCGCGCACGCGGCGTCGTCTTTGAACAATTTCTGAAAGTCTCTCAGAGACTTGGGGAACGGCAGATGTTCCCATTGCAGCACGTCGGCATGGGGAGGCATTTAAGTGGCCTTTCCGCATTTGCCGCACGGCGCGCCGTAGTGCGGTGCCCATTTCCATCCTGTATCCCAGTGTTGCGACCCTACCCGTTTTGTGCGGTCGAAGGGGACAACAGACTCGGCACACGCATCGCAGACGACGCCCAAAACGGGCGCAGCGGGCTTACCAAGCCAACTATGCATCGCGCCGTGCTGTTCAAAATAAGCCATAGGTCAGGCCTCCCCGCGTTGTCGGTAAGCGCCCAATACGCCGTGCTCGCCGTCTCGCGCCCTGTAGAAGACGTGAAGCAGCCGAATGTATTCATCGTGCGCTGCTTTAATGTCCGTATCAGCGGCCATCGCTACGTCATGCGACGTGTCATCATTGCGGCGGCCATTTTCACCCTTGACTGCGAGCAGAGCGCGATACCAGTTCCAAATAGCCGCACCCGGAAACTTGCGATCAATCAAGGCGAGCAAATCAGCGTAAGCAGCTTCATGGGCAGTTCGGAGCGTCTGAAGCGTGGTCATGGCTTATACCCCCGCGATCTTGGCGACGGCGAGATTCGCGCATTCAGCCATCGGGTGACCCGCCGCAATAGCGCAGATGAAACGATACCGGGCCACCTCGTTCATATGGTGTACTTCGAAGCTCTTGGGCTTGGGGCGCATCGCGAGATAGTGCGCCTCCAACCTATCGCAGGCTTGGTTCCATGCCGCTGTCATTTCCGCGAGTTTCGCAGGGCTGCGCGCCAACTCGCGCATGTTGGTCAGGGCAGCTTCAATCTCGGCTTTCGTCACTTCGGACATTTCACTCTCCATCAAAGGGCGGTATCGCCCGATGAAAGGAAACTAGCATGGGTAGCTGTATGTGTCAACCGGATAAGCATGATTTGGATCAACCCCTCATCCTCTAGCCGGTGCGTTATTTGGCGGAATGGCCGGATTTGCGCGCGCCATGCCCAATAGCCGAGCTGGTCGGTCGCGGCGTAACCCGACAAAAGCGCCAGCGCCGCGCGCTGCTGAGGCGATAAGGGCTTCATATCAAGCCGCGTCATAGGGTTCTCCGCGAGAAACTGCCTGCTTCAGCTGACGGTCCATTACTACGTTATCTCCCTTTGCCGTCTTGCCCGCCTGCGCTGCTCGTTGCGCTCACGGTTGCGTTTCTTACGGGCTCGGCGCCGCTCGACCCGCTCTCCGACCAACTCGCCCGCGATAAATCCGACCAAAAACACGCCGACGACGATGCTGAGACACAATTGGGCATGCTCGCTCATGCTGGAAACTCATCAACATCGATGGCGTACCCGTTGGGAAACTCGATTCGCCCAACACTGGATTGTCCAGCACGCGACTGAGGGGAGCCATCAGCCATTGGTCAGCACCGTGTTCATCAGATCATCGATGGTGACCGCATCGAGTTCGGCGATCATGCGGGTTTCGGCCAGCCGAAACACCTGCTCCATTTTTGCGCCGAACTCGGAACGCGGCCAGGGGTCTTCATCAAACTTCAATTGGTCCAGCCAGATTCGGTACAAGTCGCCAACCGTGATGGTGCTTGGTGAGCGCGCCAAGAGGAACCCTCCATTAGGCCCGCGCTTGCCTTTCAGGATGCCATGCGCAACAAGTGCTGCCTGATATTTCTCTAAGTAGCGAGGCTCTGCGCCCGCCCTTCTTCCGGCTTCTCTCATCGGAACCGGGTTGTTCCCCTTGGTCATGGCAATATGAACCATGGCCTCCGCCAGCGTCGGGAGCCACGGCGGCAATAAGGGAAAGCGGCTTTTCCAATCAGACATCGTGGTTTGGCCCAATGGTCATTCGGTCATTCTAATGGGTCGTTGGCGCTGGGGGCGTTTGTGGTGGGGCGTCTTCCGAAAACCCCACCGTCGCGGCGGCGGCGGTCGGCGGGTCCAGGAACTCCATGAATGTCCTGGCGGCATCTACGATTTTTGTCGGTTGTGTCTCTCCTGCGCTCGCCTTGATCGCCAAATCCAGCGCCACGCCGCGCACGTTCCTCGCGATCTGCTGGGCCATGCCCGTGAGCCGGGCATCAACCGTCGCGAACATATGCTGGATCTGCGGCACATAGGCTTCAAGCTGCTGGATTTGGCCGCGTGACTGGTCGATGACGCCGCGCATTTCCTGGTGGGCGGCGATCATCTGCTGCACGGCGCTGCCGAGTTCGGCTATCTCGGCCTTCACCGCAAGTCTCATATCACGCGGAGCCGATGGTGCATCTTCCTCATCCGAAAGCACGATGACTGCCGGCGGTCCCGGATCGGAAGCAGCGGCTTCGACCTCTGTGTCGTCGAGCGGGGCGGCTTCCACCACGCCAATGCCGCCGATCCCGCCTGATTTTCCTCTGGCCATCTCAGGAATATCTCCAGTCGTTGTGAGTCTCGGCGGCGCTTTCCTTGAAGGCGGTTTGTCGTTGGTGATTCAACGCTCCAGTGCTGCGGAGCCGGCCGCGATATGTGTGGTGCGAGCCATTCTTGTCTATGACCAGGTGAGGTTTGGCGTTCGTGCGAGGCGCTTGTGTGCGCTTCCCCTTGTGCGGCCCTTCGGCGATCTCGACGACACGGTAGTTCAGGGCGCTAATTTCGATGCGGAGTTTTCCCTCGCGCGCCAGAGCCGCCAGGTCGACACCCCGATGCGACATTGGAAGTCCACGTTTCTCCAGGAAACAATTGAACTTGTCTCTGTCGGGACAGCGCTCGCCCTTGTCGGCGCACTCTTGGACCAACTCCCACATTGCCGCTTTGATTTCGGCGTCTCTATTTGGCGACCGCATTGGCCCCTCACTCGCCTTTGATCTTGTCGAGGGTGGCCCAGGCATCGAAGCCGAACCCGTGTTCGCGCCTGATTTCAGAGCCATTGTCGAGTTTCACCACAAGCCAAGATTTCGAGACGTTCATGTAATGCCGCGTTTCGACCTCAGCAGAAACGATATGCGCCGGATTGATGAGCGTCCCGCCGACATCGATCACGGCACCCTCCAATCGGGAAACGATTTCTCGTCGCTCCACTGCCACCATCTCTCGCGCAGCCCTCGGAATCCTGGAATTGGCCTGTCAATGGTGCACGCGACGGCATGCGCACCACGAACAATGAACCCGCCTGGATAGTTATCGTCCTGATGGACGGCTATAACCGTGGACCATCCACGAAGTTTGCCATGTGCCACGACGTAGAAGCGATCGCCCTCATTGATCTTGGAAATCGCGCGGCTGCCTGTATGCCACTCGTATTCCTGTCCGGTCGCAGGCTCGCCAGCGGCATCACCTTCGGCGAGCCATTCTTCCCAAAACCCCTTAGGGCAGGTGCCGACAAGATCAACCATGGCTTAGTCCCCATTCTTCACGCGAGCGCGCCGATCGGCCGCCGCTTTCTTGTTTACCTCTCGGCGATGATCGCAATAGGCGCAGATGCCTGGAGGGGCGATGGTGGCGTTCTCGTGGCCGAGATGAACCATAGGAGGTTCGTGTGCCGGAAGGAGCGGCGGAGGCTCCCGTTCCATCTGCCCCGCTCGACTTCGATCATTGACCGCCAGTTTCCGAGCGGCAACATCAGCCGAATAAGGACAGAGGAAGAACAGGTGGCCTTCCTCGCCACAGTTTTTGCAATGGATGCGCGGCATGTCGGGACGACAACTACATCATCCTACGCGGCTCTGCAACCGTTATGTCATCCTACGGCGCAAGTAATGTGCGGAGGTCGCGGACCTTAGCGCTCTAAGACGACAACCCAGCCGGAAAGCGCGTCACACCCAGGCCCGCTATTTGTGTACCTCTGACGCCTCCGCTCGCCTGATGAAATGTCTCCGGTGGGTATTAGACGCTCAAACTCATCCCACGCCATACATTTGCGCGACCCGCCTCGGCTGGCGCTGGAAGGTCCGCAACGCCATCCGCTGCGCGATGTACTCGCGGGTCAATTGCAAGAAACCCTCGTCGCGTAACACTAAAAGAGCCTGCGATAGGGCGTCGCTAAAATCATCGTGTTGCCCGCGCGGCACGGTTTGAACTTCATTCATAATGTCCTTTACCCATTGGAATTCGTCGATCCTGACGTATTCCTGCCCCTGATTGTTGTACGCCAGCGTCGCGAGACCAGGCGCATAGACCAGGCGTTGGGCAAAGAGCGGCTGGACTGCGTGTAGTCTGGCAACCTTATCGCCATGCCGCCCCGGCTCGAACATCTGTATATGGTACGGCATGTCCGAGAACTGACGCTGCAGTTCGTTGCGGACATCGGCGCCGCGTGTCTTGTTCTCGATGATGATCCTATCCACCCCAAACATCTGCGCGGTACGCTGAACCCGCTGAACCAAACCCTGCGCCTGTCCGTTCCGACCCGGCGTTTCATCGTTGAGTTTGCACCTGGCTCGCCACCCACCCATGAGGATCACCCTCGGCTGCTCGCCGTCGTCTACGTTGTCGTTGGAGCCGGCTATCTGAATGAGCCTTCGCGGTCTGTGCCAGACGCCCATGATCACGCAGGCGTTCCAGTCAGAGGTGGTTTTCTCGTCGATCGCCGTGTCCAGGGACATCAGGACGTGGCTGACCTGGGGCAGCGGGATGTAGTACGAGCCATCCGGTCTCTGGTGGAGTTGATCAACCGATGGTTCGTATTCCGGCCAGACCTCCCAGTCCTGATCGGTGATGATTCCCCCGCTCCGGGAGATAGGATTTTGCTGCAGCTGACCAGAAATCGCATAGTCAGAGAGCAATTCGCCGTCCAAAGCGGCTAATCCATTCTCGATTTTGGTCAGTTCCTCGTCGGTCCAAACCTCCGGCCACAGAAGCTCGCCTTCTCGCTTGCGCGGGTCGTCATTGCAGGCCCGCGCTTCCTCGAACCGGGCTGGAAACATCAGATGAACGGCATTCTTGGGCCAGTTCTTCAAGGCCCAGTCAGTTGCGTCATTGAGTTGCAGGCGCTGCATGATAAGCACCTGGGCCGAAATGCGGGGATCGGTTACGCGGGTCGTGAGGTCAGACATCCCTCGTAATGATTCCGCCCGCTGCGCCTCACTGTCTGCGCCTTTTCTTGTTTGGGGGTCGTCGACGATTCGGACATCGCCTCCTCGGCCTAGGATGCCGCCCTCGATAGAGTTCGAAATCCTCGCCCCACCGGCTGTGTTCTCGAAGTTTGCCCGGTTCTGTTGATCGGGTTGTATCTTGACCCGTTCCCCCCACAGACGCTGATACCACTCGCCCTGGATTAGCCGCCGCATCTTGAGAGCGATTTCCTCAGCGAGTGTCGCGCCATATGAGACGCAGAGGAATTTGACATGCGGTCCTGCGAGAGGAAGGATTTCGCTCTGGCACCAAACCCATGCCGGCCAAATTACATTGGTGAGCATCGTGTTGTGAGTGCATATGAACTGTCGGCCGGCGAGGTATAATTCGCCCTCGACTTTTATGCAGTTTACCAAGTGCTCGCCAGCAGCCTCCACTCTTTGCAGATATCTTCCTCGCGATCTGGGGTTTTGGCTTGGCCTAACGAGAGCCTGCTTACGTGCCAGTTTGAAGATGGGGGGCGCTTCTTGCGGGGCCACGAAGGCAACCTGGTAATATGGACCATGCTTTACGCCGTTAAGGGCGGTCCATGTTTCACGCAGCATCGACTTGATACCTAGTGAACACGTCAGCGTCTGCACATCTTTAGCAAGATTGAGCAGTTTTGTGGTGTAGCTGCACACACCATCACTGACCGCAGCTGTGCCATCGGTATCCATCAAACCACGCAGAAGTTCCCAGCGCTGATCAATGGAGCTTTCAAGGTAATCTTCAGGTATGTGCTTGTTGCCCAATAGGCCCATGACGCGGAGTTTGGTTTGAAGCTCGGGGACCAGAACGTGAAATAGCCGCAAGCCCTGACCGTTGGTGTATTCCTTCGTGCTTCCGAGAGACCGGAAATGCTCGATGTCCTGAGTGCCGACGTACAATATGGCGCTGGTTGTCGAGCCGTCCCCCAGCCATGCGCCGAGGATGTAAGGCTCGATTAAGAAATGGCGTGGAGCTATTCGAAGGGCTGCCGTGACAGGAATCCTGTCTGGCCGATATTTGTTTCGCTTGCGTCTGCCGTCGACAGTCTCGTCTTTGCATTGCTCTGCCGAGACTAACAAGGCCGTTGTCACCACTTCCGGTTTGCGGCAGCGGTGCCCGCTCTGTGTGCCATAGGGATGATCTCTTTCGACGGCCCATAGATGGTCTCCACTCGCGATTAAGCTGGCTTTGTCGTCGAATTCGACAGAATAGCTGCGTTGTACCGTTTGAGGGCTGACCCCCAAAACTCGTTTAGGTAAACCATCTGGCCCAAAAACAAAGTCGCCCTGCTCAAGATCACCATGGCGTTTCCATCCCCACGTCGTCAGCACGGGCGTATTTACGTCGAGAGCTTTGGTATGTCTTGGTGGAATGTTGATAATGAGATTCCGGTTGAACCCGTAGGCGATCTGCTCCAGTTCCTCGGCGATCACCATGTGGTGCCAGTTCACGGACAACCTCGCCGGGTCGATCTCGCGCCAGGCTCGCTGGAAGAATTTGATCAACGACCCTTCGTATTCCTCGCGCTCGGCCTCGATGGTCTCGAACTTCATGCGCTCGGTGAGTTCGACCGCCATCTCCGGATCGGCTTGGGCAAGCAACTCCAGATCCGCAGCGGTAAAGCCGCTCGATGCTTCTAGGGCGGCGCGG